GAAGGGGGGGGAAGGAGATTATGCACCCTCATTTTTAAAATTTTGGGATAAGGTAGCTAATAAAGTATCTAAAGGAACGGCTGAAAAGAATTACATGAAGCTAGAAGACGAATGGATAGAAAAGCCAGAAGAACTAGCGGATATGTATAATAAATATTATAAATCGGTAGAAGATAAGAAGTTTGCTAAACAACCTGCATATTGGCTATCCGCTAAGAAGTATGAAGATGAAAATCCTAAAGCACTAAGCACAGAAAAGGTTGATTTGTACCCCTTGCGACTCAAAGACTATAAAAAGGTTGTAGAAGAAAAAAGGTCTAGGAATTATGTCTCGCAACAAGCTTTAAAACATATTGAGGAAGTACAGAAAGCTATAAAAGATGGTGAGTTCTCCAAAGAACAAGCCGAAACATATTTAGATTTAAGAGGGTGGCTATGAAAAAAATCATTTCAATAAATTATCAAGAAATGTCTGAACAAGCGGTTGCAAGACCACAAAAAGCATTTCGGGAAATGGACGATGTTATTAAAATGGATTGTTTAAATGATGCTATTTACGATTTAGAAGAACTTAGAAACGAGTTGAATAAAAAAATGTATCATCAACACAAGAAAAAAAATAAATGCTAGAGGTCATAGTATTCACAATGTATCTCATAACTATCAAAGATATAGAAACCGCTAGTGTTGAAGTTCACCGCCTAGTCTTTGATAATCATGATGAATGTTTAGCTTTAGCCACAGCCATCAACCAAGTGCGTGACCCTATAGTGAATAAAAAGAATTGTCGTAGCGTCATCAACTATTATTACAATTTTCCATGAGTAAAGCACAAAAAATTATAGGGTATGGTGATAGCAGGGAAAAAAATGATTTCTATGCAACACCAGAGGAGTCAACCGAAAGCCTTATGAAAGTTAATAATGAAGAATGGTGAAGCTTATAGCGGTGGTATGTTGGCTTTAGCATGGTTTGTATGGTCAAAAGGTAATGTTGAATCACCAACAATAGGATGGATATAATGGATAATGATTACGAAAAAATATTTGCACTAAAGCCTATAGTTCCAGATACAAATCAAAGGAACACTAGAGTTTTCAAAAAGGAAACAGTTGAGAAATGGAAAAAACTTGCGGATAAACAAAGAAAAGAAAACAAGAAAAAACTTTAAAAACAAATAATTTATTGTTAAATCTAATTTGTGGCATCAGTTGACATAGTTAAGGACTGTTTGTTGTAGCAGTACAATGATTAGTGGTTGAACCTTGAGAAGCTATGCCACACCACCTGACTACAGGGTAAAAATAGGATGGCAAGACCAAAGAAGTATAATATAGATACAAAACAGCTACAAAAGCTTTCTAAATTTGGTTGTACAAATAAAGAAATGGCAGACTTTTTTGGGTGTTCACCAGACCTATTAGAAAAGAGTTATTCGGAATTTATGACAAAAGGGCGTAGTGAGATGAAAATGCGTCTTAGACAGCTACAATGGAGAAGTGCTGAAAAGGGGAATGTGACCATGCAGATATTCTTAGGAAAGAATATTTTAGGTCAACAAGATAAGTTAGAAACAACAGATTTAGATGAACCGCTAGTGTGGTCGGCTGATTAATGCCATTAACAACACCACAGAAAAAAGTAATTAAAGATGACTCACGATTTAGGGTGCTGATTACAGGTAGAAGGTTTGGTAAAACATATCTTGCAATAAATGAATTAGCCAAGTTTGCGAGTCAACCCAATAAAAAGGTTTGGTATGTTGCACCCAGTTACAGACAAGCAAAGGCTATCTGTTGGGGTGTTCTTAAAGAAAAGATGATACAGCACAAATGGGTAAAAAGCATAAACCATAGCGATTTAACTATTACACTTAAGAATAATAGCCAGATAACACTTAGGGGAAGCGATAACGAAAATTCATTAAGGGGTGTTGGCTTACATGGTTTAGTAATGGATGAGTTTGCAGATATCAGTAAAGAAACATGGTTTGAGGTGCTAAGACCTACATTGTCCGACACAAAAGGACACGCTTTATTCTGTGGTAGTCCAAGAGGGTTTGGTAACTGGTCTTACGAGTTATACAAGATGGGTGAAACAAATAAAGACTGGAAAAGCTTTCAGTACACCACACTAGAGGGCGAACAGGTATCAGAAGACGAAATCGAACAAGCAAAGCAAGACCTAGACCTTAGAACCTTTCAACAAGAGTATGAAGCAACTTTTGTTAATTATTCTGGAATGATTTACTACAACTTTAGTAGAGATAAAAACATTGTGGAGAAGTACAAGAAGAACACAGGAATATTACATATAGGTTTAGACTTCAATGTTGACCCTATGAGTGCGGTTATATGCGTTATAGAAAATGATAGAATTTTTATGATAGATGAGATACAAATATATAGTAGTAATACTAATGAAATATGTGATGAGATTAGAACCAGATTCAAGAATGTTCAAATAGTGGTTTATCCAGACCCATCAGCTAGGCAAAGAAAAACTAGTGCAGGTGGATTAACCGATTTAGCTATTTTGAAAAATAATGGTTTTGATGTAAGATGTAGAAGTACAGCACCTTTGGTAAGGGATAGGATAAACGCAGTAAATTCTAAGTTGAAGAATGTAAATGGTAAAAATAGTTTGTTTATTGTTAAGTCCTGTAAAAATGCGATCAAAAGCATAGAACGTCAAATATATAAGGAAGGTACGCACATTCCTGACAAAGATAGTGGTTACGATCATATGAATGATGCTCTGGGGTACTTAGTAGAGTATAATTTCCCACTTAAAAGGAATTTTGAACCTAGCCAACCTAAAAGGTGGAGTTGATGAACAGGGATACACTTACAAGCAAACACGATCTTTGGAACGCTAACATATCCAATTGGGAGTTTTACATTCGTAGCTATTTGGGCGGTAATGATTATAAAAACGGCTATTACCTACACCGCTATGTTTTAGAGTCCCCCGAAGAATATGACGCAAGAATAAGACACACACCAGTAGATAACCATTGTAAGAACGTTGTACAGATATACACAAGCTTTTTATGGCGTGTTCCCCCAACAAGAGATTATGGGTCACTAGATGGTGATGAGCAGTTAAGTTCATTTTTAGTGGATGCGGATTTAGATGGTAGAAACTTCAATACTGTAATGCGTGAAGTACAAATGAACGCTAGTATTTATGGTAATTGTTGGGTCATTATTGATAAGCCACAGTCAAACGCTAAGACAAGAGCAGAAGAATTAGCACAGGACATTAGACCCTATGTCAGTATTTACACCCCAGAAAATGTTGTGAACTGGAATTACAGGCGGTCAGCTAGTGGAAGGTTCTATTTGGATATGCTCATGGTGGTTGAGGATATAAACGCAGACAGAGCAATAATTAAAGTATTCACAGAAGAAACAATCAGCACCTATGAGGTTGAAGATTATTCAGAAGAATATACAGAAGGGGATGCAAGACTATTAGAGGAAGTAATAAACCCAATAAAAAAGATACCTGCGGTTAATGTCTACAATCTAAGGGGTGCTAAAAGACCAATAGGGATTAGTGACCTTGCGGATGTTGCTTATTTACAACAATCTATTTACAACGACTATTCCGAAAAAGAACAGCTTATCAGGCTAGCAAACCACCCAAGTTTAGTTAAAACACCTAATGTTGAAGCGAGTGCAGGTGCAGGAGCGATAATAGAGATACCAGAAGACCTAGAAGCAAGCCTAAAGCCTTACATAATACAGCCTAGCGGTCAGAACCTAGATGGAATAATGAAGTGTATTCAAAACAAAGTAGACGCTATAGACAGGATAACACACATGGGTTCAGTAAGGGCAACAGGCACACAGATAGCTAGTGGCATTGCTCTACAAACAGAATTCCAGTTATTGAACGCAAGACTATCAGAGAAAGCGGATTATCTTGAGAACGCAGAAGAACAGATATGGGGTTTGTTTGCTATGTGGCAAGATAAACAGTTTGATGGGTCTATAAACTATCCCGATACGTTTGATATAAGAGATTGGGCGAATGACCTACAATATTTACAAATGGCTAAAGCTAGTGGTATCAAATCCGAAACATTCAACAAGGAACTAGATAAACAGATAGCACAGGCAGTCATTGACGATAGCGAAATGATAAAATCAATAAATGAAGAAATAGACTCCGCTAGGACAGTTAGAGGGCAGTTTCAAACAACAGAAGTAGAAGGACAGACAGTTGAAGAAGAAGCGTAAACGTAGGCAAGTACCCAAAGACAAAAGAACTGGTATTCCTAAAAAATATCTATCTGGTCTAAAAGGTGCAAAAAGAAGTGCTAGAGCGAGTTTATTGAAACAAGTAAGTGCCTTGTATAAAGCAGGTGCAAGAATACCACGCTCATTACTACAGAGAAGAAACAGGGCATAATGGCAGTAAGAAGGAAACCTTTATCAGCAAAGACTTTAGCAACACTTAGAGCAAAAGCAAAGAAATCAAAATTATTCAATTTAACAGATTTAAAAGCTAGTTTTCGTAGGGGTCAAGGTGCATTTCTTTCCGCAGGGTCAAGACCCAGAATACCCATGAACGCTTGGGCGATGGCTAGAGTAAACAAGCTAATTAGCAGGGGTAGGTCTGGTACATTCGACAAAGATATTATTAAAAGAGCCACAAAGAGAAAAAAGAAGTAATGGCAAAGTATAGAGGTAAAGACGTAAAACTTAATAAGCCTTTCAGATTATCTACGGAAGAATCTAAGCGTAAAAAGTTTGGTGTATATGTAAAAAACAAATCTACTGGTAAAATAAATAAAGTAACATTTGGTGCTAGGGGAATGTCCATCAAGAAAAGCATACCTGCAAGACAAAAGTCATTCTTAGCTAGAATGGGTGGTGTTTTGAAAGAGGTAAAAGGGCAAAAATCATTATCACCTGCTTTCTGGTCTATAAAAGCTTGGAAAAAAGACTTCCCCCTATAATGTCTAGAATATTAGATAAATTAGCCGATCAGCACGAACAGCGTATTATCGATGTACTTTACAGGCTTGAAGAGGACGTAATAAAAGAGGTAACAAGAGCCACAGGCGGTAAACTTGTTTCACAAAGATTAGCGATTCAATTACAACCTGCTATCCGAAACCTTGTCGAAACCACATTTCTTGATGAAGCGGATACCATAATTAATGAAGAATATAACAAGATAGCAAAAGAGGTCTTAGACACATTTGGCGAAATGCCCATACCTAAGAAGTTTAAAAGCCTAACTGAAGTTGACCTAACAACATTGAACGCACTCAAAACACAGTCCTTTAGTGGCTTTGAAGATATAGCAGAACGATTTCTAAAAGTTATCAATGATGAAGTATACCAAAGCACAATAGCAGGTAGACCATTTGATGATATGGTAACAAATATAAGGTCACATATTAACGGAGTGTATAAGAGGTCAAACACCGCAGAGATAAATGAACTGGTAGACTTTATAAACGAAAACAAATTCGATAATTCTAAGAAAGCAGAAATTGAGGAAGCAGTTAGAAAGCTACACACACAATACGCAAGTGACAGGGCAGGGAATAATCTTAGACGTTATGCAAGTCAGATAGCACATGACTCAGTAATGCAGTTTCACGGACAGTTTACAGTAGCGAAAGCAAAAGATGCAGGATTAACACATTTTACCTATACAGGAACGCTTGTAAGAGATAGTAGACCTTTTTGCAGAGATATGTTAAATAAAACATTAACCGAAAAAGAAATTCGGGATACTTGGAATAATCAAGGGTGGCAAGGCAAGTCTACAGGTGACCCATTTATTGTAAGAGGTGGTTATCGTTGTCGGCACACTTGGATTCCAACTAATCCTGATTGGGATATATAGGAGTTATAAATGGCTGAAGAAACCCAAGTAGAACAGACTACTGAAAAGACTGAAGAAGTGCAACCAGAACAAGAAACATCAAGTGAGGTAATATTCACAGAAGATGAAATGAATGAAATCGTTAGAAAACGAATAGCCAAAGAAAGAGGTATTTGGTATAAAAAGCTTGGTGTTGATGACTTTGATGTTGCTGTAAAAGCTGTAAGAACACAGAAAGACGCAGAAGAAAAGCAACGTATTCAAAAGGGTGAGTTTGAAGAAATACTAAAAACAAGAACACAAGAGTTTAACAAAGAAAAAGAAAATTTAGAAAGTCAGCTAAAAGATATCAAGATAAACAAGTCGGTATTATCTTCAGCATCAAGGAACAAAGCCATTAATCCAGACCAAGTTGTTGAGTTGTTAAAAAACAATATTCAACTTAATGAAAGTGGCAACGTAGAAATACTTGATAAAAATGGAGTGACGAGATACAATAAGTCGGGTGAACTTTTGACCACAGACGAATTAGTGCAAGAGTTTCTTACACAGAACCCTCACTTTGTCAGCGCAACCCCTAGTGGTTCAGGCTCAGTGTCAAATGTGGATAGGCAAGAACTCAATAAGCCTTTAAATCTGAGTGATTTAGATATGAACAATCCAGAGGACAGAAAGAAGTATGCTGAATATCGAAAGCAACGGAACTCTAAACCCTATGTC